ATTTGGTTAGGCAATTTACCGATGAGCTAACAAGTGCAGGAATAATCACAGAAATATACAGCCAATATACTGAATGGCTTACAAAAAATTACCCTATCCTGGAGATAGTGCCTATCTTAGAAGAGGATCAAAGTATTGTGTATAATTTCTATGCTCTGGATGCACCTCCTGATTTCACTCCAGGGTATCCATTAGATGTTTAACTCTTTTTTCATACCGATCATATTAAAGACAAAGATCAGTTTCAACTTACCTAGCTTCTCAGCTTTGGTTAAATCACCGTTGCAAAGGTTATAAATCATTTGCTCCCATGACCATTTAGAGGCTTTCTTTTCAGCCTCGATTTCATCGAGCTCCTCCTTTGTTAGCTTTGCTTTTTCCTCCTCACTAATCTCAGTATCATCCACATCTCCAAAGAGATTACGATAGGTTTCGTAAAAATGTTTACGGAACTTCATAAACTCATTGATAATGCCATAGATATAGGTAATGGGAAGGTCAAGAAACTGCTCAGCTCTATTGCTCAGGTCAAAATCATACGGCTCCATTACCTCCTCCTCCCATTCATTGAGGCGTACTTTCCTGTACATGATTGCACATATCTTATCTAGGTTATCGATATAGTCGCTAGTGAATAAATGTTCTAAATCAATCCATTCGTAAAGCTCTAATTTTCCGAAGGGCTTTAGCTTCATGCCAAGCACCTCCTCCTGGTATCTATTGGGTGGCTGATTGCTGTACCAATTGACCTCTTTTATTAAGGCATTGAGCTCATCAATCTCGAGCTCCTCAATCTCTTCAATGTTGACATCCGCTAAAATAGAAAGGGCCTCACTATTGTAGTGGTAGGCCCCTTGCGTTTTATCTATTTTACCAATCTCAATGAACTGCTCAAGCGTTACTTCGCTCCAGCTCTGGGGTAGCTTCAGCATTCTTAAATTGTTGGTTTACTTTATTAGCTATGTACATCACATATGGGATAGAAATATCAGCAGTCATTTTGCAAATGAATTTAGCTTTGTGTTTTATATGTGCCTCGGCGTAGTGTTCAGCAGGTGTAAGGTCCTCCCTCTTAAACATTACTGCCATCATTTGGCTAATGTAGTTTTTCGGTTTCTCAATGGCCAGCTTCTCGATGTGCTTAGTATCCCTAACTGTGAGCTTCATCTGGGCCGTATAAGTGTAGCCATCTATCTCGATAGTATCAATGGTAGGGTAGTCAATGTTTTTATCCAGGCTATTGAATGCCTTTACCATCTCGATAAAGTCAGATATATCCACATCCCAAAAATCCTTTTCAGGGATACCTAAATATTCAAAGATCTTGAGGTGCTTATCAACGGCATCTAGGTCCTTATTATTATTGATCTCTGTGATCATTTCGAACTGCTCAATGGTGAGCTCTTTCATTTGGTTTGGGATCTCTTTCCCTAAAATTGTTATCATAATTTTTTTTAACAAATATACTATTTTTCTAATATAGGTAAATGGCAGAAAAAAATATCCCTACTTATAAGATTACCATTGACCCAGCCTATGCTGAAAATGGTGAGGATCTAGGAATTGAACAGATAGCATTCACGGCAAATCCTGCCATTAAGGTGAAAGGGATGGCCTTCTCAAGTGAAGCTAAGCCAATGTTTTTTTCAGATGAACTAAAGTACCGCATCACGGCCCCGGCATTAATCCCTATGGATATATATCGCTATGATGATGATGCCAAACAGGAGTACTTTGTGCAATTTACAAAAGAGGAGATTGAGAATATCCACGGCAAATTCATGAGGGATATGGTCAATAGAGACCTATTCAATCTAGAGCATGATACTGAGAAAACAGTCCCTGCCTATGTACTCGAGGCCTGGATTGTAGAGAACCCTAAAAAGGATAAAGCATACAGCTCCTTTGGTATAGAAGTACCAGAGGGTACGTTGATGGTAACGGCACAGGTAACGGATAAGGAATATTATGCAGAGCTAGTAAGTGAGGAGCAGATAGGCTTTTCCATCGAGGGGTACTTAGGAATGAAATTAAGCGAGCAAACCAATAAAACAAAAATAAATATGAACAAGTTACCCGATGGCGAGCACCTAATCGAGGGTAAAATCTACGTTGTAAAAGACGGAGAGGTTATCGAGATTAAGGAAGTCGAAAAAGTACAAGCCTCTGAGGAGGTAGCTCTTGAGGATACTGTTGTAGAAGAGGAGACCACAGTTGAAACAACTGAGGAGGAAACTATGGCAGTAGATCCTGAGCTGGATGCTGAGGCAGTTTTAGCAATTGTGAAACCAGCTATTGAAGAGCAGGTTAATGCACTAGTTGCTATGATTGCTGATTTACAAAACCAATTAGACCAAGCCTTAACTGCTGAAGTTGAGGAGGAAGTGGAGATGGCTGAGGCTGTAGCGTTAAGCGTACAGCAGAGATTTAGTAACGTAAATAAATTTATAAACAAATAACAAAATGAGAAAGTTAAAATTCGATTTGAACATCGACCCTACCGCTTTATTAGCGGCTAACCCTGAGGCATTCTACTCAAAGGCATATTTGTCTGAAGATACTGCCGATAACTACCGTGCCCTTCCAGGTGTAAAGTACAAAACTAAATTAGCCTCTGTAACATTTGGCAACATTCTACAAGCTTCATCTTGTGCGTTCACCGCTCCAACTGATGATTTAGATGCTAAAGAAATTGACGTATGCGCTCTTTCTGCTATGGCTCAAATCTGCCAGTTTGACCTTGAGCAATCTTTCTTGTCTCTTCAGATGAGCAAAGGATCAAATGGTGATTTCTCTGTAGCTTCTTTCATGAGCTTCTACTGGTCAGAAATGGCTAACAAAATCAACGGAGATATCGAGAGCATCCGTTGGCAAGGTGATACCCTTTCTGGTAACCCTACTTTAGCTCTTTGTGATGGTTACGAGAAATTGTTAGGAGCTCCTGGATCAGGTGTTATCAATGGAGGTACTGGTGCAATCACTACCTTTACTCAGCTTGAGACAGCTCTATCTGCTGCTTTCGCTTTGTTGCCTGCTACTATCGCAACAAGAACTCAAGACCTTCGATTGTATTTGCCTACTCAATTGGTTAACATCTACCGATTAGGTGTAGCTTCAGGTAACACTCAAGCATACATTACTCAAGATTTGTCATTGACTTTCTTAGGTATCAAAATCGTAGTTTGTCCAGGGATGAGCAACAATACTTTCGTATGGACTCTTAAGGATAACCTTATCTACGCATTCGATGCTGAAGGTGATAGCTCAGATTTGCGTGCTGTTAACTTGGCTGATACAGTTGCTGAGCCTTACATCCGAACTCGTGCAAACATGAAGGTTGGTTTCAACTTCGTTAACCCAGGAGAGATCGTATTCTATTCATAATTAATAACCGAGCCCTCAGCAATGGGGGCTCTTTAATACTTTAAATCATGCCTTGTTTAGTTCTTGAAGACATAGTAAAATCATGCGACAATAACTCTGGTGGTATTTATGGTATCTGGATAAATCAACAGGATGAGATCGCATCGATCACTCCTACCGATCCTTCAGCAGGAGCTGGGTGGTCAATCACAGGTATCACATTAGCCGGCGTTAACTTGTTTCAAAACTTCTACATTAGACGAAATACCTCCAACTTTACAGAGGAGAGTAACATCGACCTAGTGAATGGTAGCTCATTTGTTACCTCTACAATTAACCTAATGTTTCACCGAAGAGATGCTGCTAAATCTCGAGCCATTAAAATTCTAGGTGGTGGACAGCAGTACCTTACTGCCATCATTTTGGATGCCAATGGTATTTACTGGTACTTCCCTTACTTGCAAGTATCTGCAACAGGTGAAGGATCTGGTACATCTCGTGCGGATGGTTCTAAGTATTCCGTTACTTTGGTAGCTGAAAATGAATACCTAGCATATGAGGTGAATATGACCCCTGTACAATTGCAGGCAATCGGAGTACAATAATCAACTCCAAATATATCTAAAGGCCCTCAGCAATGGGGGCTTTTTTTTAACATCTTATCAGGCATTCAATAATATAGGTATGATCTATCTAGAGCAGGGGGTGGTTAATCAAATCGTGCTGACCTTATCCGAGGTTACAACGGTTGCAAACCCACATTATTTATTCGTGTTCACAAATGAGATGAATACAACTAGCACCCCGCAATTATTCACGGCACCTGATACAAGTGCCTACCCAGAAAGA